TTTTTTGTTTCCGCTTTTGCGTGATAGGTGAAAGTAACTAGTCATGAGAAGAAAGCTCCATCGAATAGGGCAGAAAACAGGTCATCCAAGCAAGCCTCAATGAACTTGCGAGCATCAGCAGAAAGGTTTGGATCTTTTAGCTGTTCTTCCAGCAGGGCAGCGTGCTTGAAAGCTTCTTTGGGGCTCTCAAACATCACATCAGCCCAAGTACAATCACTGGCTTTAATTTCATGAGTGCTCATTTAACGAAGCTCCGGAGTTGGTTAAGAGTTTGCTTTGCAACCTGTTTTAGTTGGTGAGCGCTGAATTTTGGCAGCTCAACTTGCTTTGTACGCTTAACAACAACTGAGCGGCTAGTCTTGTTTGCTTTGATTAGCTCTCGTTGGACTGGTGAATTATCGAGCAAGAATTGCAGCCTCTCAGTTTCGCTCGCTTGGTATTTGGTCGGACTGCTAAACAACATGCCGCGCTCGGCCAAGATGTTTCCGAAGTTATCCCGTAAGCGCAACTTACAACCAGGGAAGTCAGGGAAGCCATCAAAAGCGTCCAACGCGTCGCCTAGCTCACACTGCAGGATCGAAACGGTTGAATAAGAATCTTTCTGTCTGGTGCCCTTAAGTTGTAATTCGTAGCAATCCATGGTCAGTTGCTTTGAGATACCCCAAAAGTTGAGATCGAAAGGGTGATCGAGCGTGTTACAGAAAACACGGCCTAGGTGTGGATTGTGTTGAGAGATCATTGGATGAGATGAGATGAGAAGGGATGAGGAAAGCCAGCAGTTAAAGGACCGTTAACGGCTGGTTGAACGCATTCTTACGGCTTTAAACGGCCTGTCAAGGGCTGTTAACCGTTCGTTATGATACTTGCCTAGTTGGCCCCGGCCATGCGCGTGCATGAGCCCGCTGGAGGCCGTTCCGGTGCCCTTCGCCTGCCGTCTGACGGTACGAATACGGATTCGGACTGCGTTATACGTGTCAATACGGATTCAGACCAATACCTATACGGATTCGGACCCCGACCGGGGGCAATACCGCCGCCGTTATACGTTAACTAGTGCTTAAAAATCCGAAACAAAAACCTTTGAGGTAAATAAAAAAAAAATACCGCCCTATTTTTTAGAGCGGTTAGCGGATTTTGGGTTGATTGAGAGGTTACTAAGCCTGTTATCTCGTGGATTACCGTTTTTATGATCTACATCTTTACCAGTAACAGCGTAACCAGCCTTTTTAGCTTTACGCCTAGCTTTGTTTCTACTGCTTCTATTGGCCCTTTGCTCCGGTTTGGAGTGGTAATTATCGTATTCTTTGCGGTAATTACGAGCCATTTGTTAAACCCATTCAAGCGCTTTACTAATAATAGGTAATTCTTTGCAGAAAATATCCTTACATTTTTGTGCAACTAGTTGATGTTCTAGTTGAGTACCGTTTTCAGTGCGTAGTTCGATGTAGTGAATCCAGCTTCTAACGCTTCCAGCCATGTATAAACGGCTTGGAGTAGCGAGAGGAAGGACATCTCTTGCTGATTCTTTAGCCACACCGTTGCTTACCATCTCTCTGTAGAGGTCTTGAGACTCTTCAAACAGCTGTCCAATGCGCCTGTAGTACATTTGGGTGACTTCTTGAGGAAGGTCATCGTGGCTTGACTGTCTGTTCTTTTTGTCTTGCCTACGGAGCTGAGGAATAATTGGGTAACCAAGCTCTTTAATATCTGCGTATCGCTGGCTGAACTCTTGGAAAGAGAAGCTTCTGTGCCTAAGTAGTTGAGCAGCAATAGACCTAGTGGTGTTGATTTCTAGCACTAGATGGCACATCTCAAAAGGAGACCAATGCTTGTGCTTAATGAGATAACGAATCAATCTTTCTTGATCTTTTTCTTCTCGCTGACTCTTAGGGTTGCTAACCCTAGCCATATAAACAATGAAGTTCTCTGCGTCTGGAGTCTTGGTAATGACAGAGACTCGATCTTGAAAGCTCACTAGGACTGGTTTAACGGCTTTAGAAGCTTAATACAGATTTATAACGGGTGGTTAACCAGTGGTTAAAAACAACAGTAAAAAACAAGTTAAAAAGATTCTTTACAAGAAGGGTTTAAAACTTGTTTTTAAACACTTTTAAAATAATTATAAGCACACTGGTCAAGGGGGTGCTTTTTGTTGTGCCGGTTAAGCAGCTGTAAACTAGGCGTAAGTACTTAAAGCGGCCGTATGGATGACGAGGGTTTAATGCCGTTTGAGCTAAACGGTCGTGCTATTCAGTTGATTCTTAAGTCTGTATCGTTTCACCTTGAGAAATGGCCAGGTGGTGATGCTCAGGAGCAGCAAGAGCTAATGGATATGAAACTTTTGTTTACTGCAGCCAACCTAGAGTTCCAGTTCCGCTCTGAGTAACGCCTGTAAGGCTCTACAAGGCCGTTTAACCACCTGTTAGGTGTCCTACAGCCCAATCCAGTTAGCACCCCCTCCAGACGCTCCTAGAGCCTTCTGAAGGTCTTCAAGGCTTTGAGCGTAACCAATAGCATCAATACTCAAGCCTTGATCACCTTGGATAAACCTGCGTTCAAGCTCCCATTGTTCTGCGTAGCGAGCATCCATGGCTTTCTTTTCTGTGGTTGCCATGGACTGCGTAAAGTAATGGACTGCCATTGCAAGGGCATCTAAGCGGTCATCATGCTTGATCGAGTTCTTTTCCTTTGTTATACGGGTCAACTGCCAGAACAGCTGGTATTGCGTTCTAGTTTCACCTGGATAGCATTCCGTGGATCTCAGATCCTCTGCGATTATGTCAGTGTCAACCATGAGCCTGTGCTGGTTCATGACCGGCTCAAGGGTGTCAATAATCCTGACTTCTTTCTGTTTATTGTGTCGGACCTCTTCGATGGAGCAGGGATAGATGGTGCCCAAATAGCGCTTCAGAAGTTCGCTGAACATACCGAGGCCAAGGTTGCTTTCAACGATTATTTGTTTGACTTCATACTCTTTGGCGAGAAGTGCGAGCTTTTTAAGGTTCGGCTCGCTGTAACCGCCTCTAAGGCCCCCAGAAGCAAGGAGAAACAGATTGCCGTTAAGGTAGGCCACTACGGCGTACCCAAGCTCGTCAGAGCCCCTTCCAGAGGGGTCTACGGCCATAACTACACCCGTATAGTCAAGAAACTCCGAACCAATTTGAGCAGGCTTGTAAAACAGATCACCATGCAGTCCAACGGACGGTAGATCCAGTGCTTTATCACCGTTAGCCAGCCAAACCACTTTGTCAGGGCCTTGTTTACGGTTTAGACGGAACACACAGAGGTCACGCAGCTTGAGTGGGTATTTCTCCTCATCACTCAGGCTGATGTCCAGCAGAAACTGCAGGTTGAACGTTGACTTACCGATTGATTGCTGTCGAGCCTCCAGCTCTTCCCAACCAAAACGTCCAGGGTCTACAGGGTGACCAGCCAGGCTTTTATCGTCAGCAAGGTCTGTACAAAGCTTTGGAGCCAGCCGTTCACCGTAGTAGTTCTTATGCTTCTTAGCTGTAGGGTACAGAGCAGGCCAGATACGGCACTTGTAACCAGCCAGCTCTAGCTTTGCGTAAATCGAGTCTTGCGTGTGTGGAGTGCCGAGAAACACGATCTCACCACCAGGCTTGATCACCGAGTCAAACTCTTTGATTGATTCCCGTAGCTTGTCTCGAATCAGCTGCGTTTCGCACGACTGCGGGGTCTCTACGTCATCAGCAACAATTAGATCTGCACGAGAACCAGTGATCTGACCAAAGATACCGCTAGAGCGTACCGATGGACTCTGGTCAGGCTTTGCTCCGTAGACATCAAACGCAACCTTTGAGAAGCGTTGGGTATCGCTAGGAAACAGGTCTTTGACCATGAACCAGTTACGTAACAAGTCGTGGCAAAACACTGAGAACGCGTCTGCACGGTCTTGTGCTGCAGAGATCACCAACACCTTTGTGTCTGGATCTCTACGCAGTCTCCACAGCACGTAACCAGCTGTTAGGAACGATTTACCGCAGCCACGATACGCCATGATGATGCGGCGATCAGGACCGTGTTGCAGGTAGTCAGCTAGTTGATATTGGACTGGAGTAGGACTAGGAAGCCGCAGGTAGTGCCAGAGGTGTGTAGCAAAAACTGGAAAGCTAGCTACAGCTTCCTTAATTATCTTCTCAGTCTGTAGGTTCCTTCTTGGCACGGCCTGCCCACTTAATTACGTGACTTAGGTTGTTCTGCAACACCAAAGTCATTTTGACGAACTCTAGCGCCAATTCTTGTAGTTCTTCTCTAGGAACATCAGGCAGCTCCCGCTTCATGCGCTCTAGGCGCAGTTGTTGCTCCATTGATAACTCAAGGAGGGGGGCAGGAGGGACATCCACTTCGTAATCTTCCATTCTCTAGTTGCTGAATAGTTTTCGTGGCCTCTGTACCATAGCTGCCATTGCTGACTTCCTTTATCTTGGTTGCAACATCTACAAGCTGGCACAATGTTAGTTGCTAAATCTTCACCTCCATAACAACGTGGTTTGATGTGGTCAAGAGTTAATGTTTTATCCCTTACTCCGCAATATGCACATTTATTTTCAAAGGCGTCTTTGATTGCTTGTCTCCATAATTTAACTGCCTCACGACGTTGCAAAGAGTAGAGATTGGCCATGGCGCCATCTGGAGTCAAATACACAAAACCCCCAGTAGGCGAAATAATCACCATACCGGGGGCTTCATTTGGTACATATAGGAAACAGGGTTCCTAAGCACCAATATAAGACCTAACTTTCTTCAAGTCCACATCTGGAAGTGCAGAAATCATCTCAGAAATAGCAGAGACATCACCACCGTTAAGAGCAGTAATACCTTGGTCTTTCAGAAACTTAATTGCGTTAGCCAAGTCAGACGCTTTCACGTCTTCACGATTAAGTTGATCAATTAGCTTCATTGCAACCAAACGGTGCAAGCTATACAGATCATCCTCAGATGCAAGACCCTCGGATTTATTTAGAGATTTTTTTGGAGAAGCTGCCATAAAGTACCTTGAACGCTTTCAATCCCAATTGTACGAGACCGTTTTCTTTTAGTTTAGATGCACCGATCAGTTCGGATACAACAAAAGCAAGTGACCAAAGAGCGGCCACAACAGTGGGGTCAGAGAAATCCATAGTTAGAAGATGCAAAGCTGTGCTCGTTCCCAATAATAAACACGATCGTCAATACCGTTTAGACCGCCGTTTAACCGCCGTGTAGCGGCGTAAACATCACCATTCCTACAAACGCTGAAGTAATCGTTATCCGTAATCCATTTGTAAGCACAAAGGAACGGATATTTATCAGCGGTATAGTCTGTACCTATCTCCATAATTTTTGGATCTGGCGTACCACGCTCAGTCATCCAATTACTAAACGCTTGGTGATTTGCACGTCCAGTCAGCTGAATAGGGCCACAACCACGAAACTTAGGGCCGTCACCAGAATAAACATTCCCAAGATCATTTCGACCATTTAGGTATTCTCCAGAATCTATTTCCTTCATATAAACGAAACCGGCACTTTCGTGTGCCATCTGTGCTACAAGCATCTGCCTTGCAACCAAACTTTCACTAAAACCTGTGGCGTTAAACAACGCCTGCATATCATCTAGAAACCGATAATCAAATGCTTCCTCGTCGTGACCAGTTAGTTTGGCCAGCATTAGACCTGTGACTTGATGCTCCAGTCGAACAGGGTTTTGCTTAGGGCCAGAACGCCAAAGGTCTGCAAACTTAGCCAACACACCAGGAGAGGTGTGGTCTTGCAGGAAATCTAGAGCGTCGTTTTGGTGCGGCTTTTCGTTGTAGTACTTCGCAACATCACGAAGAGAGATGTCGGCCATTGAGCAAGATCCGATCGAGTTTTTCATCAATGCGCTGGACCTGTTGCTCCAGCTTGTTCATCATAGGAACCAACTCATCTTTTCTTACAAAATCTTTGTGAAGCGTGGTTTCTATGCCGTCTACACGGGTATCCATCGAATCGAACCGCTTACTAACGTAAGCAAAAACTCCGCCACCTACACCACTGACGCCAAGGAACAGAGATAGGACAAAGGACGGGTCCATTATGCTTTAAAACCCTTTTTCATTGCATAAGCCAGACGTTTAAAGGGAACGTCAATAGAACCAGGACGCAAAGAACCTTTAGGAACCACCCTTGCTGGGTTGGTGTTTGGAACTCCTTGCGGGCCACCTTTGGATTTACCACCTTTGATTTCGTAACTAGGCATTGATCTTACTTTTTAGGAACACAGTTAGGTACTTTTTTGCCACCTTTATTTTTGGTGCCAACCATTTCATAACCCTTCCAACAAGGGCCTTTTTTACCTTTTTTAGCCATTTTTAGTTTTGTACCCTTTTTTCATACTACAGTCACTGCACTTCTTACCTTTAGATTTTTTAGGTTTCTTTGACCCAGTTTTTTCGTAATGTCCAGGCATGGTAATTAAGTCAAAAGGTTGAGGCAAGCTTTAGACGTATGTAACTTAAATTTTTCATGAATCCGTAATCTGTCTCGATGATTTTCTGGTCGAGCAAAAAACGGATCCGCATACAAAACGTCTACAGCTTCATTATATTGCTTGCAAGACATCTCCCAATCTGTGTGATTGTTAATAAAAAGAAGACTAGCAAGCAATAATGTTTTCACAGCTAAATTTTAATTTTAGGCAAAGGTTACGGTTTGATTGGCGTCAGATGTGGCAGTAACAGTGTAAACATTGTCATCGCCAGCTGTAGATGAAGTAACAGTGCAGCCACTGGTAAATGTAGCTGTAAATGTATTAGGGATACGAATAATAACTACGCCAGTACCGCCGTTTGCGCCTAATTGATTGCCGGTTGAACCATTTCTAGAGCCACAACCGCCGCCTCCGCCGCCAGTGTTAGCAGTTCCGGCTGCAAGACCATTTTGATCTCTACCGTCACCACCACGACCGCCGCCACCGTTGCCACCGCTGGAGCCATCATTTTCATTTCCACCACCAGATCCACCACCACCCGCACGGGTAACAGAAGAACCAGTAATTGATGACGCTATACCAGTGCCACC